TAGTAACTGAAGATTTCCGGAACCCATTCTCTCATTACAGGGACCATACCCTCACATAATGCCTGAATCTCTACCTGAGCATCAAGTTTAGCACGAAGGTCTAGGAAGTGAAGTGCGGCACGGAGCGAGAAAGAAACTACAAAGTTCTGGCGAATATTCTGAGGAAGATAATCACGAAGATGTTCTTCTGCCATACCACGAGTATTATAGTTCTCTGCATACCTCTCAGATGCCGCCAGACAGAACTTTAACTGCCTTTCATAATCATCCTTCGTCCATTCATACTTGTGCCCCTTACGGTCCAGGTAGAGACCTTCTGGACGCACATAGAAAACCTCTTCGGGTTTCAGGTCACCAGTCGCAACCTTCAATACACGACGACCAGTATAACGCTGAGATTGAACATCAAAAGAAACCCCAACACGGTGAGTTCTTGCCTGAACCATTACATTATGAACAAACCCAACACAGTCCAAAGTAATCGCAGGATGCTCTAGAGGTCCCCAGTGCCCTCTCTCGTTTGCCAGGAGTTGCTCAATTACCCATTTACCACAGTCCTTTTCTCCAGGAGGAAACTTGGTATGAATAGGGTCTTCACTATAATCATTCTTACCTGCCTGATAAACAAGAGTTTGTGGAAGTTGTGTCTGACGAATCATCACAACTTTCATATAACGGTCAAGTTCTATGAGGTCTTTTGCTTTAATAGGTTTCATTTTCCAAATCCTTTTGAAGTTTTTGTTTCTAATTCTGAGAGTTCCTTTTCTAAGATTCTCAATTGCTTTTTCATCTCTATAATTTTTTCTTGACTATAAAGATGTTCCTGTTTTATTAACTTTTTCATTAACTTTAAAAGTTCTCTAGACCTACTCATTTTCCTCCACAAAAAATTCATCCAAATCTTCTTCAAATACAACATCATCAAAACGATATGATGGAGAATCTGAATATAATTCTGCTTTTAGAGAATCAATAAGAAGTTCCATATTTCTTATGATTAGTTTTGTCTTTTCAATGTCCATTCAATTTAAATTCTCTCTCATTATTCTACATAAAAAAAGAAAGGATGTCAATCCTTTCACTAAATTAAAAAAACTTTAAGAACCAAAAATTTTGGTGGGAATTTTTTGCCCCAATTGTGAAAACAGTTTTCACCTTTCAATATAACTTAGCGTATGATTATGAGCACATAATTGTTCAATAATTACATCACAACCAATCTTTGGATTGCAATTTCCACAAGTATAAACATCTACTGCAGCCTTACCTTCCTCTGGCCAAGTATGAATACTAATATGACTCTCAGACAATAAGCACAATACCGTAACTCCTTGAGGGTCAAACTTTTTATGTACGGTCTGACAAACTGTTGCTCCACTAATTGATGCGGCATTTTCCAGTAGGTCAATAAGAAAATGCTCATCGTTCAAAAGAAAGAATGAGCATCCATACAAGTTAAGTAAATAGTGCTTCCCCATTTATTTTCTTTTTTTAGATTTTGGTGCTTGATACCCCCACAGTCTTGGATTAAGTTTTCCGTAACTAAAATCGATTTTTTTAACTGATCCCGGACCAAATTTATCATAATACATATCAAAAACTTTCACCTTTCTACCACGAACTAAATCGTGAAAAAGAGTTTCATTCTGATAATAAGATATAATATAGGTGTCATTAGGAACTTCGGGGTTTCTTAGTTCTTGTTGAGAGCATTTTTCATACAAAACCTCACATCCATATATTTGTTTGGAAGTTTCCCTTTCTTCTTTAGTCCAAGTTGAACTTGAATGCTCATCTTTATCAGACTTAGGATTCCCTACTGACATACCTTCTTTTACATTATTTTTTTCTTTATTCATATAATAACAAAATTAATTACGATTTCCCCAGACAATATCTGGATATGCTTGACTCACAATTTCTTTAGTGATTTTATATTTATCTGTAAGCTTTTTATCCTTAACTAAAATTAGAATTTCAGATTCTAATGGATGGAGACCTTCTAAGATATTAATAAACATTGTTTCTCTACGAAGAGAAGCCAATGAATTGTTTCCGCCTTTTACAAAGTTATAAAGTTTAGCATATTCTTTGCGTAGGGTAGTTCTTTGTTGCCCCACTTCAGATGCTGTCCCTAAAGAATGAGAGTTTAATTCTCCCATTTTTATTACGGCATCATCAATTTTATCACTCAATGTCCCACCGAATGAATTTTGTTTATCAGTAGAGGCATACGGAACATCACCGGGAGGAAGTAGTGAAATAATACTCTCATCAAAATTCCAAATAAAAATTGATTTTAGTGAGTCGTGCTCATACTTCTTAAGAACTTCAACTTTTTTTGCATTTGTTCTTTGTTTCGAAACTAAAGATAAAACTTCAAATGCAAATGGATTTGCCGGCAGTTTATCAATTGAAGTTTCTACTTTTGGAGCAACAGAAGATGCTTTTGCTTCTGTGGTGTTAGTCTTCGTCTGTTTCGTCTTCGTTGTAGTCATAATCGTGTTCAAACCTAAATGCAATTACTTCATCGGGAATAACATTCCCATTGTGGTCAAAAAATTCTGGATGAACTTTTGGACCTTCTTGATAATTCATCATATATTCTCTAGCAACCCATCCAGCCATTACTCCAACAATAAAAAATAGAATAGTTAAAAATGAACTAATTACTAAACTTGTTGCTACCATTTTTTTCCTCTGGGAAACTATTTTTTTTTCCTAACATTCAGTGAAAATTCAAAGTAGATATTTACTTCTTTTTTTAAAAAGTAGATTACTTTCTTCAAAATTAAATGAAAGGTTTTTGGTTGCTTTCGTTTTCCTCCGTTGAGAATTAAATCAATACCACGATTAATGTGGTTATGATTATTTATATTATTCATTGCAGAATATTTTCATCTTTCAAAAATTTTACTGTGTCAGTACATCCCCCAAGTTTTTTATCATCACAAATTACCTGAGGGAATGTAGAATCACAGCCAAACTCTGCATAAAATTGATTTTTATCAAAATCTACATCTAAAGTATATTCCACAAAGGGTTGCTTTGTCAAGCCAAGTACTTTTTTAACTTTGTCACAATATGGACAACCTACTTTTGTATAAACTGCGAAATTCATTTTTTCCTCCTATTCTGGTAGTAAGTATTTTTTTACATTTGGTAACTCAAAAATAAGTTTTGGCAAATTTTCAACTGAGTATTTTTTTAAACTCATATCAGAATGTCCTGACGGTGCCGTATTTCCTTCAAAAACTTCATAAGTTTTTAGAAAATCAACCATTTTATCGGAGTAATAAGTTTCATATAATAAAGTATCAATTGAGTGATTATGGTCACAGATCATTTTTGATTTATGAAGTCTATTCATATTACTTCCCATCCAACTAAAATGCCACCCCAGGTCCTCCATTATCTGCCCATCTTGTGCCGGATAGGTTACTTGAAAAGGAAGATCAAAACTTGCTCTCATATGAGTGGCAGAAGATTGTATTAAATGAGTTTTAAGGCAAATATATGTTCCAGTCCAAGGATAAGGGCAATTAGAATTTGTATAATAAACTCTATAATCAGCTCTAGCTTGAAGATAGACTAGGGGGATTTTCATAAATTGTTCAGAATTTAAAACAATTTTAGATAAAAAATTTATATTTAATGGGTTTATAATTTCATCAGAATCAGAAACAATAAAAACACAATCATCATCAAACTCATTTAAAATTGAATTTATACAATCTCTTTGAATTCTTTCTCTACTACCCACCTTTAAGTCTGGGTTCATACACAAATCAAAATAACTTGGATCACCAACAATTTCTGGAGATAAATCCATTTCGATTACTCTTATTTTATCTCTAGGAAGACCTAGTTCATCAATATGCTGATTACATAGAAAAGGTTTGGGTTGATCACTATGAGTATGACTTCCCTCAACAATTACAAATTGATCGACATAATCATAGAGTAACTTAATTCTTAATTCGAGTATTTCCTTTGAATTGTAATATGTAAAATAATCAACTATTTTCATTTATCCAACCTCTCCACAAAAATTTTTAAGATGGTCATTAATCAAATCACTATAAATTCTATTAATTTCGTAATTATTTTTTAAGTCAATTAGAATTTTTTTAGTATCGTCAATTTTTCCCCACCACCAACTAGAGATTGCCTTTTCATAAAGTAATCCATACTTGCCGGGATACTCTACATCGGTTTTAAGAGGTTCGCATTCAAAATCACAATTATCAAGTGCTTCGGATGCATAAATGTAACAATCTTGCCACCATTGTCTCCTCTCAGAAAATCTACTTAATAAAAATCTAGCTTCTGGTCTTTCTGGATATAGGCACATCGCTTGTTGAAGAATTCCTTTTGATGTACCATCCCTAGTTCCTTGACGGTCATAGCAGTTAGAACCGTGAATTAATGCTTCATATGCAAGAAGTTTATCATCCGCTCTTTCGGCACATCTTAGAAAATATGAAAGTGCTGCTGCATTATGACCTCGCTCTTCGTACCAGAGAGCTACATTAAAATTAAGAATAGGATTCTCAGTATCTAACGAATATTGAATTAGAAGTTCTTCAATTTCAGTCTTCACATTCGTATCAACTTTAATCGAAAATGAATTAGTTTTTTTACTCTTAGACTTCCACCAATCTAAAACAATTTTACTTGCTATATTATGATTATTTTTTTGACCTTCATCAACATCATCATCCTTCCCAACAAAAGTTGATTGGAATCTAATATTTTCAACAAACAAAGGAACCGTATAAGTTTTACCAATAGTAGTGAATAATATATTCTCAATCAATGGCATAACTTCAGTATTTGGAATTTCTAAATGATAAGAATTTTCTTGGCAATAATTATCAATTATTTTTTTAGCATAATCCCTTTTAAGAATATATGCACTGGCACCCCAGTCATCCCAATACCTTTCCCTTAACTCAAAGGTATCAAAGTTATTGCGTACAGTCAATAACTGAACACATTCCCAATCCGAAGGAAGTTTTTCTATAAATTCATTCCAAGTAAAGTCCCAGAAATCTACCGTCTCTAGAGAAAGGTCATCTTCAAAGAAGAATGCATATTCTTCGTTCGTAGATTTATACCAATGATTTACTGCCTTTAAATGTGAAACTGCACACCCCTTAGTACCATCATTTAACTGATGAACATATTTGCCTGTGACTACATCATCAGATTCATCAAATCTTTTTGAAATAATTGGATTTAATTTTATACCATATTCGGAAAATTGATTTTCAAGGTTCTTTCTACGGTCTTCACTTTCCTCTAATGACATATAGTATGCTGTTGGAAATCCGAATAGTTTATTACTATAAATTTTTTCAGCATAATAATGCTGATCGTCAATTTGTTGAATGTTCCATTTAGTTTTTTTATCAACAAAATATTCTTTAGGGTTAGAGAACATTTTTTTGTTTTCATTTACATGACACTGTGAAAAATAATATTCCGTTTGCCATTTTACAGGTCCATTCTCTAGTGATTCAAGTTCTTCCTTTTGACCAGTCTCATAAAATCCTTCAAAGTTTTCAAATCTTTTTTTATCGGGATGTGGGATATGAATCCAATTATAATCATATTTAATTTTTTGCTGCTCAAGTCCAAGAAGTTTTAAACGATCACAGATTTCATCATCTTCAAAGGCATAATACTTACCGAAGTTTTCATTATACCCACCAACTTTTATAAAATTTTCTCTGCTAACTAAGAGCATTCCTGTGAGATATTTGAAAAAATGACTGTAAGAATTTACATATGTGAGTAAATCATCAGTACTCATATTAGTCTTATCAAACATGGCACGACCTGTTTTTGGGTCAATATATTCTGGACTCGTGTGATCGTGATGACCTGAAACAAAACTATTTTGATCGACCGAATAATTCTCAAAAAAGTTATGATAAGGATTTAATGTATAATCACAATCCGCTTTTAAAATATATTCTTGAGTTGCAAGACTTGCGGCAATATTTAAAGGTTGTGGTTGATTAAAATACTTCTGATCGGAAACAGTAACTATCTTAATTCTATCATCAATTTCACTTAGATGATTTAAAGATTCATCAGAATCCCAATCAACAATAATAATTTCTTTGATTTCATCGTACAATAACCACGAAGTTAATGAAACTCTAAGTGGTTTATATCGGTTTTTGCAGGCACAAATAAGTGAAATGTTCATAAAATAATCCAGTCAGGTAAATATAAATCTTTTGTATTCCAATGGGAATATTCATTTTGAAACCAGGCAGAGGGAGCGATTGTCCTTTTACTTTTTGCCAACCAAGCACCCCACCAACTAAACGAACTATTAGCCATAATATGATAATCACACATTGACATTAAACATAAATCAATTTGAGTATCGTTAGATTTTATAAATTTAAATCTAGAATTTAAAAACATACTTTCACACCAAGGTATATCATCACTAAAAATTAATACTGGTAAATTTGGTAAGAGTTCTAAAGAATTAATATAATAGTCAAAAGGCAAATTGCAAAAATTAGATTCAGTTAAATAATCTCCCCTACGAATATGAATTGAAATTAATTCAGTATTCAAAAATGTTCCTTTTCTATAATTGGAGCATATGTTATATATTCTATCATAAAAAGTAAAATCTTTACGAATTTCATTTTCTATATGTTTGAAATATTTTTCAGTCTGAAAAAATCCCCACAAATCAACATCATCAAGACAATTCTGAAATAAATTACTGTCAAACTCGTAAGAAGAATGAGTTATGACTTTATCATTCTTATTTGCAAATTTCTTGGGAAAATTAAAGCATTCGTATAATTGAATTTTTTGATTAGGAAGTCTATAATCAAACCCACAATTTGCAGCAATTCCTTTAAGTGCTGCATATTGAAACATTTGATTACCTAATCTACCTAGATTACCAAGATTATCAAATGTTAAGCTCATCAAAAATAAATTCTCTTACAAATTTTTTAGGTACTTTTACAATATAAGCAGCATTATCCTGATACCCAAAGGTAATCAAAACATCATCTTTATACTCAGTCATACCAACGGCAAATTCAATTTCAGCATTCATAAAAGAAAAAACTCTAGAAAGTTTAATTATATTCCAATCTTCATCCCAGACAATGAAACGATGACGATAAGTTCCATCTTTTCTACCAGCAGGACTTGTAAAAAGATATGTTTCATGAACTAAAGCAACTCTACAATTACCAGTTCTAATTATTTGCGACCCACCTCTCAAATCACAACATTGAAGATCTTTCCATTCTTTAAGAACAACGGTTTCAGTAGTGCCATTTTCAATGTTATAACGAACAACTTCTGTTCCATTAGACCATTTCACATAATGATATGGCATATCAACAATGGGCATCCAGTTTTTTTCACAGTATGATTCTTTACCGGGAATAGGAATTCTATGTTGATTTACTTCCTTTACACCATTTTCAGTAATTTCAATTTCGGAAAGTTCCATACGACCAGTTCCAATCGTATCTAAATCTCTTCTTACTCCGGTCATATAAAGTTTATTGTCCCAACGAACAATACGACAATCTTCTAGACCAACAAACTCCCAAAGTTCTTTATCTGGAAATTTTGAAGTATCAACATAATTATATTTTTTAATTCTCATATTATCATCCATTTCGCACATAATATTCCAAGTGCGAAGACGATGATCGTTTTCTGGATGAATATAAACCAGAGGACCCCAAGGATGTTCAAACTTTTTCTTCTCAGAATGATAAAGAGTATAGTTAATATTTCTTATATTAACCAGTACTTTATCACCATCAAGATATACTGATGGGTTTGTAAGTGCCGGCCCTTTTAAATCACTTGAAGGAATAATTAAAGGGTGAATACTTCCTCCATTTTGAAGAGAAAGTTTAACAAAGTTCATTTCATCAACTGCCATAAAATATTCAACTAATTTCTGATATTTATTTTACTATTATAACACGGTTTTTAATATTATCCCAATTGTGAGATTATAAAGTTCACATCAATAACTCTAAGTGCCTCATCATTATCAGTATTCATAGTATGAAGTTCAATATAATCACCCGAATTTAATTCAACAATATCATTCCGTAATAATCCCTGGTTATATTGAAGTAAGCAATAAACTCATTTCATTAACTGTAATATTACTATCATCTGTTTTATTGCGTATATAAAGTTCTATATAATCTCCCTGATTATGATCGTGTATATCAGTTAAATGAGCGATATAATATGTACCATAATCACAAGATCTAATAGTAGTAGCAGAAGTTTGTAATATAGTTCCTATTCCAATTGTCGAATTATAATCCAAAATTCCTATTTCAATATCAGGTTCTATATTAGGATTTTCAGTTGTAAATGATATAGTTGCTTGGGATAAAAACCTTCTATCAATTGAAACATCGTATGTTAATCTACCTTCTGTTGCAATAAATTTTGAATTAATTGAACCAGCAGTTGTTGTTACTCCAACAACTTTAGTCCAAACATTAGTATTACCAACACCAATTACAGTCGTATCTGTATTATCTCTCATATAAAGTTGTCCAGAAGCATAAGTATTTTGAATGCCTCTA